GGTGATCTTATATGGAAAGAGTCAGAAGTGGTTTATACGGACGGAAAAGTAGATGAAACTTCCGCTGACTATCGAATAATCGGTATTCAGGACACGGGCAGACACTTTTTTAAGGCGTTACTTGTGGCAATCGTATGAAAAGGTATTATGCAAGTCTGAGCAATTCAAAGTCTCTGGATGAACTTATCAAGGCTTTGGAAGAATACAGTAACAACCTAACCTCAAAGTTGAATCTATTTGTAAACAAACTTGCCGATATTGGCGTAAATGTGGCTTTAATGACACTTGCAACAAGTGGCATGGGAGATACAGAGAGGGATGCAGACTTTGATATTCAATTTGAAGTTATGGGCGAAACCGTACAGGGACATATCTCTATATCAAGTGAACCCGTAATTACAGAAGATGGGAGAGCATTTTATCCGCATTTAGCATGGGAGTTTGGCGTAGGAAACTATTACAACGGTCTTAGAAGCCCTAATCCGCTTTCTGAAAAGTTAGGAATGGGGCCGGGTACGTTTCCAAAACAACATCACGTTCCTAATCCAGGTTTTTGGTATTACAAAGACAAAAACGGAGATAAGAGACGGTCAGTTGGTACACAAGCGATAATGCCTATGTATAACGCGACAATCGAGATGATCTCCCGCATCGAAGAAGTAGCAGAAGAGGTTTTCAATGGCTGACGATTGGTTCTCAAAGATACAAGGCAAGGTATTCAATCAAGTTCAATATATGCTTAAAAAGACTTATCCAAGTCTTATATGCACTACAAAGAATGAGAGCGAGACACCTGCCATATTTCCAACATTATATTTGCACGAATTACAGCCTTTGGAAGTAGGGCAAGACCTTACCAACGACTCTGTAAACGCGATAAGATGCACGATTGAGGTTCAGGTGTGGACTAATACCACCGAGGCAGATTGCCGCAAGATTGTCACATCAGCAGTAAATGAAATGAAACGTTTTAAGTTCAATATCTCAGCGTTGCCGATAGTCCAGACAAACGATAAAATATCGTGGGCTGTGTTTAGGGCCACAAGGATAATCGGTAATAGCGACGATATAGCAAAGTAAACAAAGCAAAAGAAAAGGACGAGCAATCGTTCTTTTTTTATGCGATTTTTAAAGGAGGATAAACAAAATGGCAGTTCAATTAGCAGGTCTGTCGTCCCTCGGAGTAAAATTCGGATATGCAGTCGAGACAACGGCTGGCACCAAGCCCGCAGCTTTTACTCAGCTTGAAAGATGTAATTCCGTAGCAGGTATCGCACTTTCAACTGAGAACATCGACGCATCGGCGCTCGAGGATCTCGTTACAAGATATGTACCCGGTCGTCAGGATTCAGGCGGACAGTGGGCCGTAACATTTAACTATACCGAGGAAGTTGAAGCACAGCTTAAAGCAATGATCGCAGCATACGAAGCAGGTATTGCAGAATCCACTCCTCTTAACACTTGGTTTGAGGTTTGGTTCCCTGATACCAACAAGGCTTTCTTTGTTGTAGCAGCACCCCCGAAGAAACTTCCTATGCCCGAGGTTTCTCAGAACTCACTGCAGACTATCGAACTTACCTTTACTATCAATGAGTACAAGGGAACCGATACTGCAATCGAGCCTTCATAAAACCCTTAATAAGCTCGAATAATGGTGGTAATTCGGGCGGGAACGCACAAACCACTTACTCACAGTCAGAACTTAATGCTATGACAATCGCACAGATTGAAGAGCTTGCCGCAGAATTAGGTTATACAATTACCCAAACCCTAAAGGCAGACATTATAGCAGAATTTTTGGCACAGCAAAACGGATAAGAAAAACGGGAAGGCGGCTTTCGGGCTGCCTTTCCCCTATTATCGTAAGGAAAGGGGAAATAAAATATGAAACGAATTACGATAGGTGGAAAAGAGTACACGTTTACGTTCAGCGTAAGGGCGTCGCTTTATGATGATTGCATAAAGTCAATCCTTGATGGCTTTGTGACAGGCGGAAAACTTGAAGCGTCAGCGAAAAATGAGGATATAGACACTACAATAAATGAGGTTTTATCAACATTTGCTAATATCCCGCAGAAAGCAATTACTATGTTTTACGCCGGACTTCTGGAAAACCATGAGGACGAAATAAAGTCCATAAAAGATGCCAGAGAACTTATCAGGGAGTATATCGAAGATAATAAGGACGAAAATGGAAAGTGGACTAAATCTTTCTACGACATTCTTTCGGAAATGATGGGGATAATGTACGAAGATAATTTTTTCGAGCTGATCGGTCTGGACAAGATGGTAGACCAGACAGCACCGAAGAAGAGAGGCCGGAAGAAGTCGGAAGTTGGCAACAACTGATAGATAAGCTAAGAATCCATTATATGACGATAGGCGTAAGCCGAGAAGAGTTTTACCATTCTACATTAGTCGAATTGAGGGATTATGATGAAATATTCCGTCAAAGGCGACTATTAGAGGATGAAAGAGACTATATGTGCGGTATTTATACGTTCCAAGCGGTTCAGACAGCCTTATCTAATGCGTTTAGAGGAAAAGGCACTAAACCGATAGAGTACCGTAATAAGTCTATAATGGCTGAAATTGAAGAACAACGTAGGTTATTAAACCCTACAGAAGAGGAAAAGAAGAAGCAATTAGACCAACTGCGTGAAATGCTTTTTGGTATGCAGAAAAGGTTTGAGGAAAGTAAAAAGGCGGCGGTTGAATAAACTGTCGCCTTTATTTTTTTTGAAAGGGCAAAACAATGGCTGATCTTGACAACTTACAGATACAAATAACGGCATCTACAAAGCCGGCGGTACATGCTATTGAGTATTTAAGGCAAGAATTAGGTAGGCTTAACGCGGCATTATCTAACTATGGTGCTGATTCAACTTATATAAAAGGGTTAAAGAACCTTGCAACGGGCTTTAATTCAATATCTAATTCCGTAGCAGAATTAGACGTAGAAAGACTTACTTCTGTATCTAAGGCAATAGGAGACCTTGCCACAAAGGGTGCAAAACTGTCTAATTTATCGTTTGTCAAGACATTTAGTGATATGGGAGCAGCGTCCGAGAGAGCTTCCGCCAAAACAAAGAAAATGGTGGATGAAATCTCAAAGACTTTCAATATAACAAGTAAGCAAGGAGTAAGTGAACTTACCGAGTCGGTAAACAAGTTTTATTCCTCAATGGGGGATGACTCTGCGCTTAAAAAGGCTTCGGATGACGTAAAGAACGTTATCACACAGTATACTCAATTAGATAAGGTCATCGACGGAACTTACAAGAGCGTTAGAGATTGGCTGTCACATACTCAATTTGCCATCCCTAAAGGTGCAACAAATGAGTTCCTTGACGATTTTAAGGAAATGCGCGGAATCCTTGGCTTAAAGAATACTACCACAGATGCGTCAAGTGCCGTAGGCTTTGATACAGCCATAGCGGAAATGAATGACAAGCTGGGCACTAACTTCAATGTTGACAACGTTGTGGACGGTATGCGTGAAGTAGTTGATTTTCTCCGTGAGGGTAGGGATGGTTGGATTGACTACGAAAAGCAAGAAAGAAACGCTATTGCCGCATCCGAAGAAATGTCAAATACGCTTGACAGACTCTATGAGAGTATCAACAAAGTCAGAGATGCAGGCTCAAATGTTGACGAAAACGGCTTTCTCTTGGGCGGAGATTTAGATGGCGTTGGTTTTGACCTAACCGAAGCAGATTTAGGCCCTATCGAAGAGGAAAGCAATAAGGTTGTTAATTCTCTTAACGATATTCAGCAAGAAGTTAGGGAAACACAAGAGCTTGCTAATCCTTTTGAGGGAATAGTAAAGGGATTAGGCTCCTTACAAGGAATAAACATAACTGCGGATCAATTTGCCGGTATACGCGTGCTTGCGGACTCTTTAGGTAAGTTAGTAGGCTCAAACGGAGAAAAAGCCGGAATAATCTTACCGCAGATTGCAAGCGGTTTAGCGGCAATGGCCGGTATTCATATTCCCGATAATGCAACACAATTAGCGGCATTGGGACAAGCAGTAGGAGCATTTGGCTCTAAAGCGGCAACAAGAGCGCAAGGATTACCACAATTAGTAGAGGGATTAAGACAGTTACAGTATGTGAAGATCCCTGATGTAACAGGAATATATGAACTTGCGGCCGCATTAAGCAAATTGGGTGGTGTTAAAGTAGAAACAGCTATACAGAATATGCCGAGGCTTACAGATGCTTTTATAAAAATGATGGCGGCTATTTCTGCGGCACCTACAGTTTCAGCAGAAACCGTACAATTAGCGCAAGCTATGGCACAATTGGCAACCGCATCAAGAACGGCGGGGCAGGCTACGCAGAAATCCTCAACAGGTATAAATCTGCTTCGTGGTGCTGTTAGTGCGGCATTACCTACATTTAAGAAAGCGCAACATCATACATTTAGTTTGGCAGCAGCGTTTGGTAAATTATACGCTTCATATTTCCTGCTTATCAGAGGATTCCGTAAACTTGGGGATGCTATTGATTATTCCTCAAAGCTGACAGAAGTACAAAACGTAGTTGCTCATACATTTGGAGATGCTGCATCAAAAGTTGATGATTTTGCGGATCATGCAATAGAAGATTTTGGTATGGCTGAATTATCAGCTAAACAGTTTGCATCACGTTTTCAGGCTATGGGAACCACTATGGGTATAAGCTCAAAGCAGATAGCAGATGCAAACGAACTCATATACGAAAAGATTAAAGGGAATGAGACAGCCTATACAGAATTAGGCGATTCTATGGCTGATTTGTCAATAAATCTGACGAAACTAACGGCTGATTATGCTTCATTCTATAATTTAGACTACGAAGATGTGGCTGACGATATGGCGGCTATATTCACCGGGCAGACAAGACCTTTAAGACAGTACGGACTTGATCTTACAAATGCAACGCTTCAGGAATGGGCTATGAAAAATGGCCTTGATGCCAATGTGAAGTCAATGTCACAAGCTGAAAAAACAATGCTCCGCTATCAGTATGTCATGTCGCAATCAGGGCATATAATGGGAGACTTTGCAAGAACGGCTGATACTTGGGCGAATGTAGTGCGTACAATCGGACAGCAATT